ATGAAAAGGAACTCAACCGCATCCCGTTCCGAGTGTGCGTGCTTGACGAAGCGCACCGGGTGAAGGACCCGAACGCCTTGCAGACGCGCGCCATCTGGAACGTGTTCCACGGTCCGACTGTCGAATACCGTTGGGCGCTCACTGGCACGCCCGTGGCGAACCACCCTGGTGACCTGTGGTCGATCATGCACGCGATTGCACCGGAGACCTACCCGGCAAAGTCGGCCTTCATCGACCGATACGCCCAGATCGAATACAACCACTTCGGTGGCATGTCGATTGTCGGCCTCAAGCCGGAAAACAAAGAGGAGTTCTTCAAGATCCTTGACCCGCACTTCCGACGCATGATCAAGGCCGATGTCCTCAAGCAGTTGCCCGATAAGGTGTTCATGCGACGCGATGTCGAGATGAGCCCCAAGCAGGCGAAGGCGTACAAGGACATCGCCGAACAGCTCGTGACGGTGCTTGAGGACGGCACGGTGCTCGTTGCCAACGGGAACCTGGCCGGAGCAACCCGGTTGCTGCAATTCGCGTCCGCCTACTGCGAGGTCGAACAGGGGGAGACTCCCGAAGACCCCGCCACGTGGATCGTGTCGCTTACCGACAGTCCGAAGTCCTCGAAGATCGATGAACTCATGTCGATCATCGAAGACGAACCGGACAAGCCGATGGTGATCGCTGCCGAACACCGACAGCTCATCGACCTCGCGGCCACGCGTATGACCGATGCCGGTATCCCGTTCGCTCGGGTGACCGGTGGCGTGTCAGGGGACGAGAGGGACGCTGCGGTTCAGGCGTTCCAGGACGGGAAGATCGACCATATCCTGTTCACATACAAAGCGGGCGGAGTGGGGCTCAACTTGACGCGCGCGGACACGATGGTTCGACTTCAGAGAAGCTGGAGCGCCATCGACAATAACCAGGGTGTCGACCGCATCCACCGCATCGGCTCCGAAGTGCACGACAAGGTGACCATCATCGACCTCGTTGCCGCTGGCACGATCGAGGAGTCGCAGCTCGAAAGGCTGTACGACAAGGCTGAGCGGCTTGAGGAGATCGTGCGAGACCGCGCTAAGCTCCTCGCACTCGGCAAGACCACGGATGATCTGGACGCGGAAGCGGCCCGGATCGAAGCTACCGGATTGATGGGAGGATAGGATGCCAAGCCTAAATTACAACGACCCGCGCGCCACAGCGGAGTACATCGCCAAAGAGAAGAAGCGCAAACGCATCGCGAACCTCAAAACGTTTGTGGAACGCTGGGCACCGAGGTACGAGGCTGAAGTGAAGGAGGAGAGGGAACGTGAGACGGTTCAGCCAGAGTGAGTTTAAGGAGTTCCAGTGCAACCGACGCTGGTATTTGTCCAGCTACCGAAGGCTGTCACCGATCACGCTTAACCCTTCGGGGCCACTCAAGTCCGGCAGCCGCGTACACGCCGCGCTCGAGGTGTTTTACGGACCCGATCCGGAGACGTACCTTAACGAACTCAAGTCCGAGCAGGACAATGACTGGAACGCGTATCTGGATAATTGCACCGAACTCGGTACCTATCCTGATGTCGAAGTGGCGAAAGCGTTCGAGAAAGACTCCGAGCTTGAGCGCGCGATGCTGGAAGGCTACGCAGACTGGGTTGCGGAGTCAGGCGTTGACGCCGGTATCGAGTTCACCGCGATTGAGGAAATCGTGTCGGTTCGCGGTTCGGATTTCGCACCTGAGATCGTGTCGAAGTTCGGAGAGTTCGAAGTCGTCGGCAAGCTCGACGCTCGTATCCTCCGGCTCATGGACGGCGCGCGGCTCTTTGTAGACCACAAGACGGCTGCTAGCCTTGTCTCCGCACTCAGTACGTTGCACATGAATCCCCAGATGCTCCATTACGCGTGGCTGGAACGCATGACGCAACCGGCGGGTACATGGAGCGATGGCGCGCTGTACAACGTGCTTAAGAAGGTCAAACGCGGCAAGCAGGCGAAGCCTCCGTTCTACGCTCGATACGAGGTGAACCACAACGAAGACCAGATCGCCTCGTACGAGTTGCACATGAAGCGCAAGATCACAAAGATTTTCGAGCTTGAGGCGTTGCTCAAGGACGCCACAGTCGAAGAGCAGGCGCACATTGCGGAGCCGAGCCCCGATGACTCATGTTCTTGGAAGTGTCAGTTTTTCACACTATGCCCGCTTTATGACGACGGGTCACGAGCTGAGGACATGGTGCGGGAGGAGTTCGCAGAGCGTGACCCGCTCGCCAGATACGCGGCATGATATAATTCAGACCTAGGACAAAGAGGAAGGACAAGATGACCGAAGACAGAAACCCGCGCCATAACGCGACGTTTCTCGTGTACGCCGAAACCAAGCGCGGAAAGTCGACGCTCGGGGCGAGCTGCCCCGGGCCGGTGCTCGCACTCGACGCCGAAGGCAGCTGGAACGCGTTCGAGGGGCGCAAGAACCCCAACAACCCGAACCAGCCCTACCGCGTCGTGTGGTGGGACCCGAAAGAGGCTCCCCCGAAGGCTGACGGAACCTGGGACATCTGCGTGGTCGACGTGCTTCGATGGGAAACCGTCGAACAGGTCATCCAGTGGACCATCCAGCCTGATCACCCGTTCCAATCCATCGTGGTCGACTCCGTGACGCAACTCCAGAAACGCTGCAAGGAGGCGCTTCCGGGGTTCCAATCCGGGAACCAGCAGTATTCGGACTGGGGGCAGCTCCTGACCCGCATGTCTGAGAAGGTGCAGCGGTTCCGCGACATGGTGAAGGACGTTCGCAATCCGTTCCGGGTTGCGGTGTTCACCGCCGAAGGCGACCTCCGGCAGGATGGCAAGTACGTTCCGAACATGGAAGGCGCGCTCCGCAAGGGCATCGCCTATTGGATGAACACCACGGCTTGCCTCACGGTCAAGCAGGTCCCGAACGCGGATGGCATCATTGCCGCTGACAGCCCGTTGGTTCGCTCGCTTATGGTGAAGCCGAACCCGAACTACATCACCGGTTCGCACTTCGAAGACCGGTTCACGACGAACGCCATCGAAAACCCCAACATCACCGAGATGATGGGCCAGATCTTCCCCGGCTTCAAGTCGGAGTAAGGAACACACATCATGACTACTGTCCCGTGGGATGTCCTTGTCGCGAAGGCCAAGACCGAAGGATTCACCGAGTGCGCGCCGATCGGTACCTATCAGGTCCGCGTCGAATCCGCCGAGTCCGGCGAGTCCAGCCAGAAGAAAACGCCGCAGATCGAGATGCGACTCAAGATCACCGAAGGCGAGCACGCGGGCAAGCGTCCGACGACGTACGCCCACCGCATCTACATGACCGAGGCCAACGCGTCGATGTTCATGCAGAACATGAAGGCGTTCGGGATCTCCGATGAAGTCCTCGTCAGCCAGCGTCCGACGCTTGACCAGATCGCCCGCGCCATCATCGGCAAGACCGTGACCGCGAAGACGCAGGTTGCCAAGCGCAACGGTGAAGCGCAGACCGACCGCGAGGGTAACCCGCAGATCGAAGTTGCCTGGTCGTTCAAGGCTCCGCGTGACGGGGCCATGGCGGTCACCGAGTTCCCGCCTGTCGGTGGCGGCGCTCCCGCTATGGCCGGTGGCAGCACGATCGATCCCGGCTTCTAAACACCCAAGGGGACCCCGACTGGGGTCCCCTTTCACTCTTTGGAGGTAAACTCATGTACGTGGCGACAAACCGACAGAAAAAGAACGCGTTCGAGAAGCGAGCGGAGATGCAGCGGAAGGCAGCGGAACCCGCACCTAAGGCTGCGCCTCGCGCGACGCCCACCCCGGTCGCGGAGCCGAAGCCTGACCTCGAAGCGATGAAAGCTGCGGCTGCGGAAGCGGCTGCACTCGTTCACGCTTCGGCGCCTGAGCCTGTGACAGAACTGCCTGTGGAGCTGGACCCCACCAGCGGAACACCTCTTCCGGAATTCGACCCCGCCAGCCCTGAGCAGGTGAGCGAAGCCATTGAGCCGAAGCGTGGCCGTCCGATGTCCGCCGCTGTGGCGAAGCGGAACGCGACGATCCTCCAGTTGCTCGCCGAGAACCCCGAAGGTCTCTCGAAGCCACAGCTCGCTACGGAACTCCGCGAGAAGGAGGCGAACGTGTACACGTCGCTGCGCCGCCTCCAGAGTGACGGGAAGGTTCGCATGGAGAACACCGAAGGTACCAAGTACCTGTGGTACCTGGTCTGACCTGCGGGAACAAGAAAGTTTGACCCCGGGGTTGACAGCCCCGGGGGACACTGATAGTGTTCTCTTATCAGCAAGAACGAAGGCCAAAGACAAAGGATGAACGACATGAACATCACCGCTTACGCCGAAGAGATCACCGTCAACCGCATGGGCATGACTGACTACCAGGTCATTGACGCCGCCCAGAGCGTCGGTAAGAAATACCCGGTGGTAATCGGACACGTGACTGTCATTCACGGATTCCTGCACTACACCGGCGACCGGTACAGCACGCACAAGGGCGTCTACGCCGTTATTGAGCCCCGCCTGCCGGAGGGACCCAACCACCCCGACACGATCCGCCGAGTGCTTCGGGAAGGCTTGCGGCATGGACGCGACGACCGAAGCTAGGCGCGGTAGGATAGTGAGGCCGGACTTCGGTCCGGCACATAGCGGGTTAGAGGAGTCCGGTTGTCCTCGTCAGTCTCATAAACTGAAGACCGCAGGTTCAAATCCTGCACTCGCTACGGTGTGTTTAGTCCGTACACCACAAGTCGACAGCGCTTAACCAGCGTCACGGACTCAGGTTCGGTCGGGTAGCTCCCGACGCGGATACAAAGGCCCCGAGTGGTTTCGGGGTAGTGCTGCTAGCTCAGTTGGCAGAGCACCAGGTAATGGAGGTGCGGGGTTCAAGTCCCCGGCAGCACGCAATGAGGTACCGGTCAGCACCGTGTAGGGCGCATTAGTGATAGTGCGTACGCTTGCGGGGTACAGGACCTCGGGAGGTACCTTCCGGGGTGTGAATGACAGCCGTAACCGGCTGGGTGTTCGCCAACAGGGGGACTCGGATGGAGATCCGTAGTCTTAAACGACATCTAGGCATGTGCCCCGCAAGCACCGTTAGCTCAGTGGAACGAGCGGCTGTCTTACAAACAGCGGGTCGGGGGTTCGACTCCCTCACGGTGTACGGGACGCCGGATGTCGCGACGTTGGTATAGGCGGGTTAAGTGCCGTCATGTGGTTTTGGTGTACCACATCTCCAAACATCTGGGAGGGTGAGTCTTCGCGAGGCTTGTTCTC